TCGGGATCGTCGTATTGGCCTCGATCAGCTTGGTCATCACACCGCCCAGGGTTTCGATACCCAGCGACAGCGGAGTAACGTCGAGCAGCAGCACGTCCTTCACCTCACCGGTCAGGACACCGCCCTGGATCGCAGCGCCGATGGCAACGACCTCATCGGGGTTCACACCCTTGCTGGGCACCTTGCCGAAGAAATCCTCGACGACCTTCTGGATCGCGGGAATACGGGTCGAACCGCCCACGAGGATCACCTCGTCGATCTGCTTGGCATCGAGACCGGCATCGCGCAGGGCCACCTTGCAAGGCTCGATGGTCTTGTGGATCAAGTGATCGCACAACTGTTCGAATTTGGCACGCGTAAGCGTCATAACCAGGTGCTGCGGAATGCCGTCGATCGGCATGATGTACGGAAGGTTGATCTCCGTAGTAGTCGAGGACGACAGTTCGATCTTCGCCTTCTCGGCAGCTTCCTTCAGACGCTGCATGGCCATCGGGTCCTTGCGCAGATCCACGTTGTGCTCGGCTTTGAATGCCTCGGCCATATAATCGATCAGCACATGGTCGAAATCATCGCCGCCCAGGTGCGTATCGCCGTTGGTCGATTTCACTTCGAACACGCCGTCGCCCAGCTCCAGGATCGAAATATCGAACGTACCGCCGCCCAAGTCGAAGACGGCGACCTTCATATCCTTGCCTTTCTTATCCAGACCGTAAGCCAGCGCAGCGGCCGTCGGCTCGTTGATGATACGCCGCACCTTCAGGCCCGCGATCTCACCGGCCTCCTTCGTAGCCTGACGCTGCGAATCGGAGAAATAGGCCGGAACGGTGATTACCGCTTCCGAAACCTCCTGCCCCAGGTAATCCTCGGCCGTCTTCTTCATTTTCTGTAAAATGATCGCCGAAATCTCCTGCGGCGAATACTGGCGGCCGTCGATATCCACACGCGGCGTATTGTTATCGCCGCGAACCACCTTATAAGGCGCACGCTCGACCTCTTGTGCCACCTGATCGTAAGTTTCGCCCATAAAACGTTTGATCGAGAAGATCGTACGCTTGGGGTTCGTAATCGCCTGACGTTTGGCCGGATCGCCGACCTTACGCTCGCCGTTGTCGGTGAACGCGACGATCGAAGGAGTAGTCCGGTGTCCTTCGGAATTGGGGATTACGATAGGTTCGTTACCCTCCATTACTGCGACGCACGAGTTCGTCGTACCTAAATCAATACCAATAATCTTTGCCATAATATCGTTGCTTTATAGTTTAATAATTTCTTTTTCAACTCCGCCTCCACAGCCCTGCCGCTGCCGTGCGGACGATCGTTTAGTGAACAAAGGTTGTACCAAATGTTCTTTTCGCACCATCCTGCTTTTCCGGAGCGTAAAATCTGACAAACCGCCGGAAGGACTGACATTCCGACTGTCACAATGTCAGCCCGAAACTCCCTTTCGGACATCGCTGTCATTTCGCAGCCTGCCTGCCCCCGATCCGCACGACGATACGGAATGCAACAGAAAACCCCGGCCTCTGGAGCCGGGGTACCATAATCGGGGATTCCGATCCTATTTTTCATTCAGAATACGCATCGCCGCATCCAGGATCGTCGTATCGTCCAACGTCACAACGCCGCCGTCGGGCCCTTGTTCGATATGAATGCCTACGCCTTCCTTCGCCTCGGGGTGCCGTCCGCCGAAATAATTACGAACCGAATCGACCGAGATTCCCAATTCGTCTGCAATCCGTTGCGAGCTGCCGCTGGGCAGTCTGTCCTTGATACGACGCAACTCATTAAATGTGATAATCATACTGCTAATTATTTAGGTTGAATTTATTTTTCGTCTTCTCCGCTTCCGACAAAGTCCGACCCTGTTCGGCACCCATTTGTCGGCAGACCGGAGATGGCCTCTTTTTCTTTCCTCTAAATTAAATCCTTTTCCGATAATTTCAAAATTTTCCGGAACAAAAAGTTGAAAAAATCGTCAATTACACCCAATTTACCGACAGAATCCGTCTTACAATCGAAATGTTCCAAATCCAATGCCGGGAATGAGTCGGGAATGAAAAGCCCCGCAGCCCAAAGAATAAAAACCGAAGCCGCCCGCAGGAATCCTGCAGACGGCCAGAAAACAAAACCGGCAACGGACTATTGAGCCGGCTCGATATAAAATTCGATCAACAGCGGCGTATAGGGCAAAACCTCGGTGATCGTCGTACTGGTCGATGTGGAGTTGTCTACATAGTAAGGATTATAGACCGAACCGCCGTAAAGACCGTTCATATAGCTGCCATAATAATCGTCGTAATAGTTGCCCATGTAATTATTACCGTAGTAATTGTTCATCATGCCGTAATAATTCATCATAGCGTACGTAGCGGCGTAATTCGTAGAAGAACTGGTCTGGGTTGTCCCGGTAATGCCGACCACACCGTACGCATTGCTCGAAACGGTCAGCAAAGCGCCCCAGCTTCCGTAGCGGAAGTGCGGCAAGGCGTAATACCAGGCCAGAATCTGTTTGTCCTTATTCAGCGAAGGGGTGTAGCTCATGTACGTACCGGTGGATTCCACCTCGCCGTAAACGATTCGTTTCACCTCGTCGATATTGGTACTCTGTACGAACCCGTCCAGGAATCGGGCGATGTACCAGACCCGGACATTCTTCTCGGGATCGATCAGTTCGCCCGGTTCGTCCGTACCGAAGCGCTCGACCAAAGCTTTGTTAATCTTACGATCGATCTCGTCCGCCTTTTGCTGCGATCCCACATAAACATTCGAATAGGTGAAAAGTCCGGTCGCATCGTCCGCAGGATTGAAACTCTCGTTCACATAGATTTGAGGCGCCTCCGACGTGGCGATTTTCCAACGATACGACGGGGCCGGCTCTCCGGCTTTGACCGAAGCCGTTTCGGAATCGTCGTCCTGCGGAGGAACCGTCGGGTCCAGTCCGCCGTTCGCCGCCGCAAAATCATCGACCGCGACGCTCTCCGTTTCAATCGGCTGACTCGATCTTCCGACCAGCTTGATCCGGGCGATCATCGGGTGGTTGGCACTCAATGCATACTGCCCCTCGTAACCTCCGTCGCCATTGGCTTCGGTGGATATGATCGTCGCAGGCATATACAGCACGACCTCGGCCCCCACGCGCAATTCGACCTCACGGGGAAATCCCTTCTGCGCGGCATACGTTTCACCCAGCTTCAACGGGTTCCGCATAGCCAGATAAGTCCCCTCCTTAAAAGTTCCGCTCGCCAGCTCACCGTAGAACTGATAGTAAGGAACGTAATGTGTATAAGGAGTAAAAGTTCCCTGCTGAAGCGCATAAACGGAATCCCGGGCCACACTGATATTCCCCTGCAAATCCCGCCCCGTGATATCGTACCACACCCAGCTCTCCGTCTCCAGAATCGCACTGTCCGCCAGATCGCCCAGCGAAACGACATCCACGTAATACTCCCCTTCCTCCTGGTAATTCTCCAGCAGATCGGGACGATTCTGCGTCATCCAGGCTTTCAGAGCTTTGTTCTGGGTATTCCCCGGATAAGCATTGTCAGGCTCCTCAGCGCAGGAGCAGAGCGTCGTCAGACCGAAAAGGAGTATCGCAGGCAACCAACGTCCCATACTATTCATTGTTTTCTTATTTACGAACCGAATCAATCGTATAAAAAACGGCGATCGGACTCTGCTCCGGAATGAAATTGATCAGCGCATCGCCGTAAGCCATATTGTATGTCATATATACTTCGACCGTATCTTTCTCGCGGCAGCCCGGCAGCGACAATTCGACCCCTTCGACGAAAGAGCCGCCGCCGACACGGACGGGACGGGGTTCGAAACTCCAGTATTTCGTATCGAGTCCCTGCTCCTGAAGTTTTTCGGCCCACTTTCTGTCATTGGTGTAGATCGGCATCGTACTCGCAGTGATTGCCCGATTCTCGAACAGATAGACCCAGAAAACAAGATCCACCTCATCGCCGATCTCCGCTTCAGGACGCGTCTGACGTTCCGAATCGTAATAATGGTAAATATATCGATACGACCAGCGCCCGAACGTGGAGTAAAAATCGAGATCTTCATCCGAACTCATAGCCTCCTGCTCGGTCACCAGACGAGGCTGGTGGCTACCGGAAAGGAAACTCTCGAACTGCTGCTGCTGTTCGGGAAGAACCTTGTCATCCTCGCCGCAGCCGGTGACAACCAACAGCGCAGCAAGCAAAATATGGAAACGGATTTTCGACATACAATCGCGCAAATTTAACAAATCCTGCGGGACTTGCAAAATTTACCGGGCTTCATTCTTCGTTTTCCCGACCGACATCGCTCGGACAGTCCCGAAGTCCGGAAACCCGGAATCATTCGCATCGCGTCCCCGGCCCGGCAACTCCACACACCGAAGCCCGCCTCGCCCGCCAGTGCTCTTCTTAACAATACGGCAGACCGGGCGATTTTAGTATTCGTACAGGGATAAAAAACGACGATTACACCCCGAACGTATCGCGGCTCGGCTATACACTGCATCGCTTACGGCGGCGATACCACGCCCACACACCCCGCGAACCGTGATTGCAAATCCGCTGCAGCGACTGCGAGGCCGGATACTGCCAACGCAGACGCCGCAGTCAGGCCACCCCCCGAAAAACAATGTTTCCCTCTCTGGCAAAGAAACCCGACGGTCCGGCGGCCGGTTTTCCTGCGCTCCCGACACAGAACCGGAGTTGCACACGAAAGCCCGCGTCACGACAAAACGATATGGAGTCCGACCTTCCGAATGTTCGGACCATCCGAAACGTCCGGAAACGAACCGAACAAAAAAATCGACTGCCGGAGCGAAAGAATCGCTCCGGCAGCTCCAATAACTTTACAAAACAAAATCAGACTCTACGCTGTCCGTCCTGAAGCCACTCCCTGCGATGCCTCTTAACGGCACATACGACCAGGGTTATGATGACCGATAAAACAACAAGACCAAACATAAGGCCGACAAAGCCTGCAAATCCTTCCATTTTTACGATAAACATTTTGGGGGTTCGTTTACTCTTTTCGGCGCAAAACTAATATAAAAAAAATTTTCCCCCCCCCAAATATTTTAAGAAAAATATATATGAGGGGGAGAACGAAACGTATATAGAAGCATCGGTAGAGAACAGCAGTAGTATATTGTACGACAAAGAGATACGCAACAAACCCCGGACGCGCCGCACAAAACGAAACGTATAATTTGATATAATTTCGGTATAATAAACCGGACCAAATCCGGCAACCGCTATAATGTCGGTATAATTTCAGAGGGCAGAATCAGGCGATTCAGCCCTCTTTCGTTGTATTCGCGGCCTCGTGTATGTCTGACGGCATTTTTCGGCTCTACAAAGGCTATTTCAATAGCAGTTGAACGACGTTAAAACGGGGCGTCGTCCCTCCTTTCCTCGTGTAATGCCTGCAATACGGAAAATCGGCAAAAATCGAGTTGGACTTACATTTGGACTTACAAAATGGACTTACATTTTCCGGGAAATGGACTTACAAAACCCGGTTTTTGACCCCCTCCAAAACATAGGAAACCGCCCGAAAATCGGCGCTAAACCCCGAAAATCGGCGAATAGAAGGCAGGAAACTGCCCTATAATTTGGGGATTGATTTTTATTTAATCGATTGATATTTATTCAGTTAGTCTATTTTATCCTGCTTTGAGCGTGTGCGCACCCTCTTTGCGGGGTGCAATAGGGCTGCACGAGGGCCTATCGAATCGTATTATAACGCACGCTTGCTTTCACCAATGCGAGGGCACGGATCATCGAGATTGGAATATCTTTAGGCTCGTGGTGTTGGTTATGGCTGACGAGCTTCACACAGTTTTCCCGTTCGGATTTATGGATGTATTTTATCGTCACGAACTCGTCCCCATCGACATTGGCCGATATAAGGTACATTTCACCCCAGAAAATCCCGTACTGCATGTCGTGTACCTGCTTGTAAAGGACAATATCGCCGCTTTTGAGTAATGGGTACATCGAATCCCCGCGCACATAAACAGCCCCATCGCATGCAGGCAGATCCGGCAACGATATATAGCTGATCGGAATCGCATCGACATCGTTGAACAAGGAAACCAATCCGGCCGTCGCCTCCAGATTGTAAAGGGGAATGCGCTGGAGATCGACCAGATTGTCGGTTTTGAGAGGGAACTTTTCCTGCACTTGTATTCCGGCCTGTTGCTGGTCCGGTTCTTTTTCCATGTTCCCGCGACCAGTCAGCAACCAGTCCGGATTCACATCGAGAGAAGTCACGATTTTTTCGAGCACATCATATTTGGGCATGATACCTTTGATGTAACCTCGGATATTTCCTTCGCTTACACCAATTTTATCGGCAAATACTGTGTTTTTACCGCCTCCAAATTCTTTTACAAGGCGTTCAATCCTTTCGTGAATCGTCCCGATCATAATAAGTATCCTATTATTTTTCGCAAAAAATCACGATTAAATTTGGAATATTCGTGATATGTTACGATATTTGCAGCGTTGATACAATGTACTAACGGGGTAAAGTTACAGAAAAAATTGAAATAGTATGGCGACAAAACAAATCTTATTGCCTACGACGGTCCGGATGGAGATGGTCAAGACCTTCAAGATCACGCGCTCGACCCTCGACCGGGCTTTGAAGTACAAAGGCAACAGCGCGCGCGACAATATGCTGCGGAAAGCGGCCTTTCAGCGCGGCGGCGTGATCTACTTGGGAATAACCGCTCCCAAAGGTTACCTGCCGGACGTGGATACCACTTTCGAAAACGGCTGTATGCGTCAGAAGTTCGGCCACCGGATCGAGGTCGTCGTCCATTTGGAAAGCAACCGGACGACAATCCACATTGACGGGCAGAAGGTCGCCAGCTTCGACGATCTCACCGTTTCGACCTGGGGCAACATGCTCTACTCCCTGCAAACGATCTACAACAGACTCGCCGATCCGCATCCGGCCTCACTGCGGATAAAATCATGAATCAATTTAAGCACGCGATGATAACAAGAAGCACCGTAATATCTTTTGAAACTGCGGCAAAAGTAGTCGGAAAAGACGAGTTAATACAATTTGTTAGGCGGGGAATAGTGAAGCGCATTAGACGGTCAAATCGTTTTTCGCCTACTTATTTAGATTCTCTACCTCAAAGGTTTCGGCAGGCATTTGCAGATATGATTCAGAATCCATCTCTATTGTCTTCACGTGCATAAGGGGCATGTGGTATGTTAGAATGAAAGTTTTGATGACGTGACGCAAGTCTTCAACGAGGAATGAAGATGCGGAAATGAAAATTTCATAATAGCGTAGTACCTCGGCACCTTCAAGATGCTGATCAATAATTTTGAAGTTAAGACCAAAAGCTTTGCACAACGATCTCACTTGTTCAGTGTACATATCGAGGGTTCCATCGTCATATGACGTTTCGAAACGTACTACTTCTATTTTTTCAAGTTCTTTTTCCATAATCGCTAAAATTTGTAGTTGAACAGACAAATATAGCGATTTTCCCGTGAACGCACAGGCGTTACTCCGGAGCGATGCCGGCACGGGAGCACAGAAAACGACAAATGGAGTATTTTAACAACATACTTTGTATTACGCAGCCGGAACTTCTGGAGGTCATGAGTAAACCGGCATACGATCAACTTGTGAACCGTCGCAAGGTACAGGTCGCTCAACGGGCCTGTCGCGGCCGTAAGGCTTTGATCGTATTCGACAGTCTGCCGGGAAAGTACCGCCTGGCCGTAAAGGAACGCAAACCGGACATCTCGACGATGCCGTTGCAGGAGTGGCTTCGGGCGAACTACACGCCCGATGCCGAGGCGCGGAGCTACTTTTCGGCCTTCCGTTTCGACAACGGTTCGGCCCTTCCGGCGGAGAAGATCAACGAATACACGGTAAACGCTTCCGTAATCAAGGCGGTGCTGCGGCTGATGGCGTCGGCCAATGCCCTGCGACGTGTCGGCCGTATCGGATGGGACTCAATGGCCGAAACCATTACCTATTTCAAACGGGAGTTCGGCCACACGCTGCCCGAAAGCATGCTCCGTTTTCGCAAGAAGGTCGCCCAGTTCAAACGGGAAGGATATGCCTGCCTTATTTCCGGTCGGTTCCAAAATCAGAACTCCCGTAAGGTGAACTACAAGATCGAGCGGCTGATCCTTTCGCTGGACAGCCTGCCGGAGCGCCCCTTCAATACGACGGTGGCCGAGATGTACAATCAGTTCGTCTGCGGCGAGCTGAACGTGTACGACCCGGAAACCGGGGAACTGTTCGACCCGGAAGAGTTCACGGACAAAGAGGGCGAGCCGATCGCTTTGAGCGAAACGACCGTCGCCAATTACCTGAACAACCCGAAGAACCGCGCCCTACGGTCGAAACTGCACGACAGTGCGTGGGACTTCAACAACCGCTACCGTCCACACCACAAGCGCAAAGCCCCGGTCTGGGCGTTCTCGAAGATTTCGCTCGACGACCGCGACCTGCCGCGCAAGATGGCCGACGGAAACCGCGTCAAAGCCTATTATGCCTACGACGTGGCGAGCGGCTGCGTCGTTGGTTACGCCTACAACCGCCTCAAAACGGCCGACCTGTTCATCGACTGCGTGCGGAACATGTTCCGGCTGATCGACCACCAGGGCTGGAACTGCCCGGCCGAGGTGGAGGTCGAACACCACCTCGTGAACAACTTCGCCGACGGGCTGATCCGCGCGGGCGTGGTGTTCCCCTTCGTGCGGTGGTGCAACCCCGGTAACTCGCAGGAGAAACGGGCCGAGCACTTCAACCGGGTGAAGAAGTACGGCGTGGAGAAGCGCTCGCAGGTCGGCATCGGCCGCTGGTACGCCCGCCTGGAAGCCAACCGCCCGAAGGAGGAAAAGGTCTATGACGAGTTCAACAACACCTACAAGGAGGCGACCTATACCTACGAGCAGCTCGTGGCCGACGACATCCGGGCCATCCACGAATACAATAACGCATTGCATCCGAACCAGAAGCTCTACCCGGGGCTGACGCGCTGGGAGGTGCTCTGCCGCTACCAGAATCCGGATCTCGCGCCCGTGGACAAGGCGCTGCTCTACCGCTTCATCGGCGAGGAGGTGCGCACGTCGATCCGGCGCAGCAAGTACTGCCGGGTCCATTACGAAGATTATGCGCTGCCCTCGCCGGAGTTGATCGGACGGCTCGCGCCGAACGACTACACCGTCGAGGCCTATTATCTGCCCGACGAGCAGGGCAATGTCCCGGAGGTGTATATTTACCAGCACGGGGCCTATATCGCCACCTGCCGCCGTATCGAAGCCTATAACGAGGCCACGGCCGAGCAGACGGAGCGGGACCGTGAAGCCTACGCCGAGCAGGCGAAATACAACGCGCAGTTCGACGCCATGATGGCTCGGGAGAAGATCTGCAAAGTGCGGCTCCTGCCCGGTGATGTTCCGGCCCATGAGGAGCCGGAGATCGTCGAAGCGGCCCCTGCCGCACCGCCGGAGGAGGCGGAGGTATTCGATTTCGGCATCGACTACGCGGCGCTGGCAAAACATGAGCTTTAGAACGATAATAAAACACATTGAGATATGATTTCGAACGACATTAAAACCCGCATCGTGCTGGCCATATCCGGCAACAGGCAGAATTACGCCACGGACGCCAAACACGCCGTCGCCCTGGGCATTTCGACCTCGGTTTACAGCGAGATCAAGAAAGGCAACACCGAACAGAAGCTGAGCGACGCGAAATGGATGTCCATCGCCCGGCGGCTGGGCGTGAGCCTCGACGACGGCGCGGAGTGGAAGATCGTCAAGACGCCGACTTTCGAATACCTCACTTCGCAACTGGAACTGTGCCGCGCAAAGAGCCTTTCGGGCATGTTCTGCGATATTCCGAACATCGGCAAGACGGTCGCCGCACAATACCACGCCAAAACGCACAAGAACGTCGTCTACGTGGACTGCTCGCAGGTGAAGACCAAGCAGCGGCTGGTGCGCTTCATCGCCCGCGAGTTCGGTCTGAACTCCGTCAGCCGTTATGCGGACGTCTACGACGACCTTGTGTTTTACCTGCGGACGCTTGACCATCCGCAGATCATCCTCGACGAGGCGGGCGACCTGGTGTATGAAGCGTTCCTGGAGATCAAGGCTGCATGGAACGGCACGGAGGGTTGCTGCTCGTGGTATCTGATGGGGGCCGACGGCTTCAAGGCCAAGCTGGAGCGCGGCATCGAGTTCAAGACGGTAGGGTTTGCCGAGATCCGGAGCCGCTGCGGCGACAAGTACAACAGCATCACGCCGCCCGAGGGCGACGAGCGCCGGAAGTTCCTGCTCGGCCAGGCCATGATGATCGCCCAGGCGAACACTCCGGAGGGCACGGATTTCCGGCAGATCGCCCGTCGGAGCAACGGCAGCCTGCGTCGGGTCCATTCGCTGATCACCAAAGGAGAGGAGGTATAGTCATGCGGGCCTATTCACCCTCGGAGATCGAGAATCTGAATATCCCGGAACTTCCGCTGGACGGGGAGTGGGAGGCCGCCTTCGGCCGCCCCTCCCGCTTCGAGCGCTGGTTCATCGACGGAGAGTCGGCCAGCGGTAAGAGTACGTTCGTCATGTTGTTAGGCAAGAAACTCTGTGACTATGGGCGTGTCGATTACGTGAGTCTGGAGGAGGGTGCAAACCTCTCGTTCAAGAAACGGATCAAGCGGCTCGGGATGAAGGATGTCGCAGGGAAATTCAAGGTCGTGACGGGGCTGACGGTGGCCGATCTCGTCGCACGGTTGGAGCGGCCCAAGAGTGCGAATTTCGTTATCATCGACTCGGTGCAGTACCTCGACGTGCGGAGTTTCGACCGATTGAAAAAGGAGCTGTTCGACCGTTTTCCGCGCAAGTCGTTCATCCTCGTGTCGCAGGTTTACAAGGGGCGGCCGAAGGGCAAGATGGCCGACGACATCCGCTTCGACTGCGGCGTGAAAATCCACACCAAAGGCTACCGGGCATATTGTCAGGGGCGCTATACCGACGACGCGGAGGCGTACTTCACCATTTGGGAGGAGGGCGCCGCGAAATATTATCTGACCGAATAAACAACCATATCCGCCATGACCTACAAACGATTCTACAAGCTATTCAACCGTCTGCCGCTCCACGACGACGAAATGAAGGAGCGCCTGGTGCAGCAGTACACCAACGGCCGGACGTCGAGTCTGCGGGCCATGTCCACCGCCGAGTACGACGCCCTGTGCGACGCGCTGGAACGTTCGACGGCCGACCCGCAGCACGAACTCCGGAAAAAGAAACGGTCGGCGGCGCTCCGCTTGATGCAGCAGCTCGGCATCGACACGACGGACTGGCCGCGGATCAATGCCTTTTGCCGGGACCGCCGGATCGCCGGAAAGGAGTTCGGTGCGCTGACCCCGCCGGAGCTGGACGCGCTGGCCTTGAAGCTCCGCGCGATCCAACGCAGCGGCGGGCTGAATCCCCGGCCGGAACGGCCGACCGGACAGGCCGAGCAGTCCCGGCCGCAGATAATCTACATGCCGCTCGGCGGCCTTCCTAATTGACAACGCATTATGAAATCGAATCCTTACGCAGACCTGCGGATCGACAATCGGGCCGACCTCCCTGCCCCGTGGTACGATTACCCCGTATTGCAGTCGGGCGAATACAGAACCGAAATTCTCTACACCAGCGGCCGCGATTATGTAAAAGTCCATATCGGGCAACAGGACGGCGCCTGGGTGGCCGCTACGACATGGATGATCGGCGGGTCGGGCCGCGGATGCCACCCCGGCCGGAAATGGGGCGAGTTCGCCTCGGAACAGAACGCTCTGCTGTGGGCGTTCGGCGAATTGCTGGCCGAAGAGGGCGTGCTGCCTCCGGCCGCGATCAAGACCGTAAAAGCACGCATTTTCGAGATCAGACAATACAAACTGTTTTAACGATGGACGATCAATTATATTTCGAGCAGTGTCTGTTGGCCTCGCTGGAACGATTCGGGTTCACCATAGACCGACAACTAAAAATGGCGCGGGGCATTGCGTATTTCGCCACGCTTCACCCCGCATTCTCTGTTCAAATAGGGTTCGAACTATGTTTGGACGGCATTCGATTTACCGTCACTCTTCATTCGCTCTCTTTTATGAAAGGCTTTCCTTATCGGCATTTGATGCGTTATCCGCCGAAAGCGGATATAATCATTCCGATGATATTACGAGCTATTTTCAACTACCTGGGCGATGAACTTGCCCGAAATTTCCGAAACCAAATCAATTCTTAAACATTACAGCAATGAACGACAACGAAGTGAAAACAGTACAGATGACCGCCGAGGAAGCGGCGCAGTACGCGGCATTCAAAGCCGAGCAGGAACGGAAGGCGGCAGCCGACAAGGCCCGGAAGGACCGCAAGGTTTACGGTCAGATGGTGGACGAGGAGATCGAACAGGCCCTCCCGATGCTCCGGGAGCTGAGCGGCGACATCCGCACGGTCAAGGAGCAGGTGCTTGACAATTTCCGGCAGATCCTCGACATGAAGGCCGACGTGCTGAAACGGACGAAGGACGGGCAGAAAAGCCACACGTTCACCAATTCGACGGGCGACAAGCGCATCACCATCGGACGGTGCGTCGTGGACGGCTGGCGCGATACAGTCGAGGACGGCATCGCCATCGTGAAGGAGGCCGTCATGGGTCTTATCAAGGACGACGAGACGAAGGCGATGATCAACCAGATCATGCGGCTTATTGCCCGCGATCAGAACGGGAACCTCAAGGCGAGCAAGGTGCTTCAGCTCGACACGCTGGCCGAGGAGCTGCACAACGAACGGCTCAACGAGGGTATCGCCATCATCAAGGAATCCTATATTCCGAACCTGTCGAAAACCTATATCCGCGCGGAATGGAAAGACGACAACGGCGTCTGGCGGTACGTCCCGCTGGGCATGACCGAGGCATAACAGCCCCGGTCGCGCGGGGGGGGGTAATGTAAACAACCCGCCTGCCGGAGTGCGACAAAGCGGGTCGAGTGATTAAAGAAAGCCACTACAAAAATAATCACAAAACCTGCCAAAGCAATGGGTAAGCACCACATAAATACACTCCGGCGCATCCGTTTGGTCCTCGACATCGTGGAAAAGCACTACGAGCCGGGGAACAATGCGAAGAACTACTACAAAGTCTGGGAGCGGTACGTGAATCCCGTTTACCCGTGCTGTTACCGGACAATGCTCAGCTATCTGAAGACTCCCGCGAACGAATTGAAAGGACTGGAGCCAACCGATGACAAACGGCAACTGAAACTCTTTTAAGTGACAAAATGGAAGCGAACATCAAAACGATTCTACTGGCCGTCCAGCAACGGCTGGCCGAGCGGGTCCCCGAGCTGGCCTATATCGACAAGAACTGGGGACAGCTCGACTACGAGGCGCCTCCGGTCAAATGGCCCTGTGCGCTGCTCGATATCGACGAGGTTCCGTTCTCGCAGATCGGCGGAGGCGGACAGATTGCCGACGGGGTGACCGTGGAGATTCTGGCGGCGAACCTGCGGCTGGTCAGTTCGTCGGCCGCCGCACCCCGCAAGGCCGATGCCTATCGGCTTATCGAGTTGCTCGACAAGATTCACTCGGCCCTCCAGCGCTTCACCGACGGAACGTTCGGCCCGATGTTCCGCACGCAGATCAAGAAGATCGCCGCGGTCCGTGCGGGCGAATGTTACAAGGTCCTCTACCAGACCGCCTACACCCTGCCCGGCGTGCAGGAGGGGCAAAGCGCCAAACTGCCGCCCTCGTCCATCCGTCTGGAGATGAAATGATCCGACGAAAGAAGGGAGCCGCGAGGCCCCCTTCTTCATTTGATCCGGCTCTGCATGTATGCCTTGAGACGTGCGATGATCTTCTGCCGCAGCTCCTCGGCGTCGCCCATGTACTGACGCCTGGGCATTTGAAAACCCCGGCCGCGCCCGGCCCGTCCGCCCGTATTGTGTACCTCCGCATAGGGCACTTTTGCGTTGCCCGCCGTCCATACGACCTCCTGCGGGGTCGCGCGGGCGATGCGGATGCTGTTCATCAGGGCGGCGGAGTCGATCATGAGCGACCCGCGCCGCCGCGTTCCTGCCTTGTCCTTCTTCGCCAGCGGCCAGGGCGTGCCGTCGAATCCCTTCTTCCGGAAGGCCCCTTTGAAATAAGACACTCCGGTCATGGCAGCGATGTCGGCGACGTCCTGCATGTCGATCCGCGCCTTGTCGAGTATTTGTTTCGGTATCATTGCGGTTTGTTCAAAATTCACTATATTTGCATCGAAGCGCGCAGCGCCGGGGATGAATCATCCCGGCCAACCCTCGCGGATGACGGGGGCCGGGCGAGTCCGGGCACGATACGGCGGCGGGGCGCGTCAATCCGAAGCGGATCGGTAGCACCGGGACCTCAACCCGTTGAAACAGCACAGGCGACTACCAGGAACCGGGCCGCGAAGCACAGGGGAGCGTTGAAAGGCTCCCCTTACTTTTTCACCAGCAGCCCGCGCCGATACTTGAGCCGGGGGTCTTTCTCCGGTGCGATCTTCCCGCCGCTTCTGGTCGTCGGGCGGATGGCTATTTCGAACCACGTCCGGACGGCGAGCGTCTTTCCGTTCTCGATCCGGCACACGACGTTGATCGCCTTGTCGCGGTAAAAGCGGATGTAGTTCAGACAGTCGAACGCCTTGCCGTCGTAATTGTTCAGCCATACCTCGTCGGGCTGCCGCAGAACCTCGGCGATCACGTCGAGCAAAGGCACGCGCGCCGCGGTGTATTTGCCCGACGTATGCGTTGCGAACGTCCGCTCGGGGAGTTCTATCGTTTTGCCGGAGAAGTCCGTAAAACGGCCGTTTTGGGCGAACCATCCCGCGGGATCGCCCGAGAACGGGACGAACTCCCGCGTCGCGGCCGCCAGCCGTTTCCCGAACGACGGCAGCCCGTAATGCTGGCAATGGAGTTTACCGAGAAGCGAGGCCGCCCGGTCGGGAAACTTGCGGATGTACATTTGATTCGCCGTGAAGATCTCGGCCGTCTCGGCCCGGTTCACGCCCCAGCCCTGGGCCGTCGTCCGCTTCCATTCGGGGCTCTTCAGAAACGCCTGCATCTTCTTCTGCTCCTCGCCGAAATCCCCTTCGAACTCGTCGGCCATGATCGCCTCCACCCGGCAACGGCAGTTCCAGTCGTTCGGCGGGAAGATCTTCCGCCATGCCGGATCGGACGCCGGGAGCGTCAGTCCGTCCAGCGCGGCATGGGACGGTCGCACCTGGCCGTCGCCTGCGGTACGATAGACCCAGTAGGGGAAAATATCGGCCCGCCGCCGGAGCTGTCGGTAGTTGCTCGCTGCCTCGGCGACCTGCACGGCCGTGCGGTACTCCGTGCGCTGCCATCGGTCGTTGAACGTGCGCGTGATCTCCGCGGCCCGGGCTTTGAACTCGTTATAGCTCTTGCTTTCTCGGAACGCCTGGTTCAGCTCCTGCACCTCGGCGAGCGTCTTGGCCGCGGAGAAGTGGAACAGGTTTTGTTCGAGGGCCGCCGTATATACGTCGTCCGGCACGTCGTATTCGACGGCCGCCTCGACCGTTCCCGAGGTGTGTGCGAATACGGTTCGAACGGCCTTCAAAAGGTCGGAGGCGATGTATTCGAACAGCTCGGCGTCCCAGTAGTCAGACTTCCCGGCCGCCACGCGCCCGACGAGCGCCTCGTCCCGCGGCGTGAGGGATTCTCCATCGGATGCCCCGTCCTGCGGGGCCTCCGCGAAAAAAGCGTGTCCGTCCGCACCGTCTTCCGTACCTTCCCCGTCCTGCCGCTCCCCGTCGGCGC